TGGTCGTTTTTGTTTAATTAATTCTGATTGTATAGCAACTGAAATCATACGACCAAGTTCTCTACCTTGTTCTTCATTTCCTTCAACAGAGGAACCAGAAGCATCTACATTAACTACAATATTTGTTAAACCACCCATACCACCTAATTCATGGTTTGGAATAACTGTACCTGTATTTTTTGGGGTAAATATCTCAGGACCACGTTCTCCAACAAGATATGATCTTCCTGATCTTGCTGTTCCACCATCAGCTAGTCCATAATTAGGCCCTGCCGTACCTCGCCCTGTAACAGGATCAAAATATCCTTCTCCACCCATTGTCGGACCAAATGGATTAAATAAATTACTAAACATTCCCATAATTCCTACTCTTATCTGTGCTGCTAATATCTGTGCAGCCATATCTAAGAAATGATCTGCTGTACGCATAAATAAATTTCTTAATGCTTCTTGTGCTGTCATTGAACCTTTTACAATACCTTTAAATGACTCAGCAAAACTCGCACCAATACTTTTACTTAAAGCATCTACTTGTCTTAAAGGATCTAATAATTGTTTTAATTCATCTGCTGGTGCTTGAATAATTGCTTGTCTTTCTAATTCTTTAGTAATTTCTCTTTGAAGTTGTAAAAGATCCCTAGTTTGTTGTTTGTTAAGTTCATTCTCATCTATAAGTGCTTTAACTCTTTGATCTCTAAAATATTCTCCTTTAAACATTTGAGTATATCTTTTTTGTTCCTCTTTCGTCATCTTTTCTAAAATTCCCAAAGATCGCATAATGCCATCCTGATCTTGATAGAAAAACTGTTTAAAAATAGCGTCTGCTTTTTGTCTATCTTCATTTGTTACTTTATTTATTTTTTGTATTTGTAAATCAAGTTCTTTTTGTTCTTTTAAATTTTCTAAATAAACTTTTGCCTCATCAAGCCCTCCTTTATTTAATATCTCTAGAGTTTTTTGTGCTTGTGTGATACTTATCTCATTAGCATCAACTAAAGGTTGAATAGCCGATATTAAAGAATTGGCATCTTTAGATATAGAAGCATATAACTTAAAAGTTGAAGGATCTCCAAATACTTTTGTTAAAACAGTTCTTTGTGCTGCATCAAATCCTCCAAAAGCATTAACAGCCTCTAAAGCTTCCTCTTTAGTTAGTTTTAATTGTTTTGCTAATTCATTAATTTGACTTGCTGTAAATGTAGAAGTTCCACCTGTATCTCTTATCGCAGTATTTACTTTGTCAATTTCTTTTCTAAAATCAATAGCTTGTTGAATTTGTTGAGCTATTACAGTACCAACAATGGACAAAGAAAAACCAAACTGACCACCTATTGCTCCACCGAGAGCACCACCAACTCCACCACCAACTGCTCCTAAACTACCCTGACCGAAAAGCAAGGGGAAACCACCACCAATCGCTGCACTACCAATAGCACCTCTAGCTCCACCTCTAAAGAAACCAGGTCCACCCTGACCAGATTTAGCAGAATCAGCAGTAGTTTTAGCTAATTTTTGTGTTTCTAATACACCTTGTCTTAATGCTCTATTTTGAGATCTCTGCAATCTTAACTGTGCAGCTTTCATATCTCTTATTTCTTTATTAGCTTTTTTTTCTTTTAATAGCTGTTTAAATTGTCTTTCTTTATTACGTCTAATAGATTTAGCAATAGGATCACCAGCAGATCCAAATCCAAAATTACTTCCTTGTCTCCCTGCCTGACTTGCAGCAATATTTCTTAAAATTCTTGGGTTATTATCTACTGTCATCATTTGCAATGGACCTTGCATTGGCATTGGACCTTGCATTGGCATTGGGCCTATTGGACTTGAATATCCTGGAAAAATAGGTGAAGTTAAAGGACTTGATTGTCCTCTTAACGTTTGACGTAATCTTTTTTGTTTTCTTCTTCTTGAACTTTCAATAGGATCTCTGCCAATACCAGTTCCAGGCAAAGGCATTGGTGTATAAGAAGTTCTTAATCTATTTAATAATTCTTCTCTTGATTTATATTCTCT